GCTGCCTGGACCAAGCAGCACGTCACCAAGGACCCGTTCGACAAGATCCTGCGCGAAGGTTACGGCAACGACGAGGCTACCAACATCGTGCTGCGCGCCGCGGTCAACCCGGCGATGACGACGGTGGCGACCTGGGCGGCCGAACTGGTGCAGACCAGCAACGTCGATTACCTCGATCGGCTCATTCCCAATTTCATCTATCCGCAGCTCAAGGCGATGGGGACGAGCTACACGTTCGGCAATTCCGGCGTGCTGAAAATCCCGGTGCGGGCCAACACGCCAACGCTGGCCGGCGCGTGGGTCGGTGAAGGCGCGGCCAAGCCGGTCAAGCGTGCATCGTTCACCACCGTGACGCTGTCGCCGACCAAGCTCGCGGTCATCAGCACGTTTTCGGAAGAGATGGCCACGTACGGAATGCCGTCGATTGAGGGCATCATCCGTCAGGCGATGTCCGACGACACCGGCATTGCGCTCGACACTTACCTGATCGACAACGTCGCGGCCTCGGCCGGCGTGCGTCCGGCAGGACTGCTCAACGGCGTGACGCCGATCACCGCCTCGGTGCTGACACCGACCACGGCGGCGATGGTGGCGGACCTCAAGGCCTTGGTCGGGGCCATCACCGCGGCCGGTGGCGGCGGGCGAGGGCCGATAGCTATCCTGATCAACCCGGCGCAGGCCAATGCGCTGAGCTTTGCCCAGACCACGACCGGCGATTTCATCTTCGCCACCAGGGACCAGGCAGCCAGCAAGTTCGGCGTTCAGTTCATCATCTCGGCCACCGTTCCGGCCGGGCGGGTGATTGCGGTCGATGCGGCCGACTTTGCCACTGCGACCGACGGCACGCCGCGGTTTGCGGTCTCGACCGAAGCCACGTTGCACGAGGAAGACACCACGCCGCTCGCGCTCACGACCGGCGCACAGGGTTCGGGTGTGGTCGCGTCGCCGATGCGGTCGCTGTTCCAGACCGACGCGGTTGCCATTCGCATGTCGCTGTACGTCTCGTGGGTCATGCGGCGCGCGAGCATGGTGCAGACCATCGCCGCGGTTACTTGGTAGTTACTGGACGGCCGGGCCGGTGGCTCGGCCGTCACCTTGCTGCAGATCATAGGAGTGCTTGCAATGACTGACGAAACCAAAACGATCGACGTGATCATGGGGCCGTATCGCGGCCACCGTTTGACGGTGTCGGCGGCCGACGCCGATGCCGCTGTCAACGGCCACTGGGCAACCGATCCGAACGCCGTATCCGAGCCTGACCACGAACCGCATCCGCCGTTGTCGGAGCAGGAGCGCACCGAAGCCCTGACGGCGGCCACAACCTGGGCGCAGTTGCAGTGGGACACTGCACAGCAGGTGCCGCCGCCCGATCCGCCGCCCCCGGAAGGCGGGGAAGGCGGAATAACCCGCCGGCGCAGCATGACACCGGACAAATCGCCCGGTTCCGGTTACCAGACCCGACACGTCGAGCCCAAGTCCTGATGGCCGGCATGATGCAATCTCTGGCGCGGCTGATTACGCCGCGCCAGAAAAACAACCCGGCCGGCGAAGGCAACTATCATCCAGGCCCGTATACGGTCGGCGGTGGCGTGCTGCCTTCGGCGTGGGGCCAATATTTAAATTTCTGGCAGATGGACCTTGACCCGATCCAGGGCGGTGCCGGCTGCTCGACGGTCGAGGCTTGTGTCTGGGCGTACATCCGCACGATCGCGCAATTGCCCGGCTACCATAAGCGCGAGCTTGCCAACGGCGGCACCGAGATCGTGACGACCTCGGCCCTGTCGCGCCTGCTGCGCTCACCGAATGGCTATGAAACGCCATCCGACTTTCTGGTGCATCTGGTGCGTTCGCTGCTCTACACCGGCAATAGTTATTGGATCGCGCAGCGCAACGATCGCCAGGAGGTCGAGGCGCTGCACTGGACCGACCCGCGATCGTGCCGGGTGCGCGAGGTCCGGGTCGAGGGCCAGATATTTGCCGAGATATTCTACGAGATCGGCGACAACCCATTGATCAACCAGAAAGGCCTGTCGGGCTATTCGCTGGTGGTGCCGGCGCGTGACGTGCTGCACGTCAAGCTCGACACCCGGCGCAACCCGTTGATCGGTGAGACCTGGCTGTCGGCGCTCGGTCCCGAGGTCGCGGCGCACTCGTCGATCTACAATGCGGCATCGACTTTCTCCAACAACATGAGCCGGCCGTCCGGCGTGCTGACCACCGATCTGCAGATCAAGCAGCCGGACGTCGAGATCCTGCGCGCGCGCTGGAATGAGCAGGCCAAGGGGCTCAATGCCGGCGGCGTGCCGATCCTGACGCACGGCCTGAAATTCCAGCCGATCTCGATTTCCAACCATGACGCGCAGATCGTCGAACAGCAGAAGATGACCGACCAGAAGATCGCCTCGGTGTTCGGCGTGCCGGCGATCCTGCTCGGCATCACCGATACCTCGACGCAGAAAACCGCCGAGGCGCTGATGGCCGAATGGCTGGTGTCGGGGCTGGGCTTCGTCATCAACCACATTGAGCAGGCGTTCGATAAGTTCATCGGGCTGGCGACCGTGCCGAGCGGCAAGGAATGGACCGAATACGACACCGCCATCTTGCGGCGCAGCGACACCAAGGGTCGGATCGAGGCCCTGGTGCGCGGTGTGCAGGGCGGCATTTATTCGCCGAACGAGGCGCGCGAACTTGAGGGCTATGCGCCGGTCGAGGCTGGCGACGAACCGCGCGTCCAACAGCAAGTGGTGCCGCTGTCATTTGCAACGGCGCCGCCTGCGCCGCCGGCAGCGTTGGTGCCTCCTCCGCTGCCGGCGGATGCCGAGGATGATCCGCCGGACGAGGACGACGACGAGCCAGAGGTTGCGGGCAAGGATCTGGCGGACGTGTTCAGCAAGGCCTTACTGGACGTGCATCATGCAGCACAGTGACGTTGTCGAGCTTGCCAAGGGCCTGGTGCCCTACGTGCGTGAGGTGGTGGCGGACACGGCGATCGATGTGGTGGCGGAAAATCTATTGGTGTCGCCCGAGCTTGCGCTGCAACTCAAGGCGGCAGCCGATCTGTTGGCCGAGCCGATGCCGGTGCAGGCTGTTTATGTGCCCCCGGAAATACCGCGCCGTGTCACCGGCGCCGTCATCACCCGCAGCGGTGAGTTGAGCATTTCCTATTCGGATGGTTTGAGCGAGCGGCTCGGGCTGGTGATCGGCCCGCCCGGCGAGAAGGGTGCGCAGGGCGAAGCCGGCCGCGACGGCATCGGCGCTAAGGGCGACGACGGGGCCCCGGGCCGCGACGGTGTCGGCATCGTTGCGGCAGCGATCAACCGCGCCGGCGAATTGTTGCTGACCATGTCGGACGGCTCGGTGCTCACGCCTGGCCGCGTCACGGCCGCGAAGAAGACATGAACGAGCAACTGCGGTTTTTGCGCAAGACGGTCGAGGGCAAGGGCCGCGCCGATCAGGTAGCGGTGTTTAGCGACAGCGGCACGATCGGCGGCAGCGAGGATCTGATTCTCGACAGCAAGGGCAAGCTGCTCAATCTCCGCAAGGCTGTGGTTACGGAAGCGCCGCAGGACGGCAAGGTGTACGGCCGACGCAACGCCGGCTGGCAGGAAGTGAAAGGCGGCGCCACCGTCATCGGCAGCGGTACGGGCGACGGCGATGGCGAGGGTGGCGACGGCACGCAAGGGCCGCCGGGGCCGCAGGGTCCGCAAGGTATCCAAGGGCCGCAAGGAATTCAGGGGCCGCAGGGGCCGCAAGGTGTGCCGGGACCGGAAGGGCCGCAGGGATCGACCGGCAATACTGGGGCGACCGGGGCAGCAGGCGCAACAGGCGACACCGGGCCGCAAGGTCCGCAAGGACCGTCGCTCATTTGCAGCGATACGCCGCCGGTCGGCGTTGCCGACAATGCGTTGTGGTGGGAAAGCGACACCGGCCTGCTGTATGTGCGTTACAACGACGGCACATCGACGCAGTGGGTTACCGCGACACCGCAGCCGGATCTTTCGTTGTATGCGCCGCTGGCATCGCCGGCGTTCACTGGCAACCCGACAGCGCCGACGCCGGCGACGAACGACAATGACACCTCGATAGCGACGACAGCGTATGTAAAATCGGCGATCGCGTCGGCGGGTCAGACTTTTTATTGCGACCCGACTGATGCGAGTGATGTGGCGCCTTATAAGCGTCTGTTGCTGGCACCGAGCACGCGCGCTGAGACGTCGGTCGCGGTGAGTTGCACGGGTGTCGCGGATGTTTTGGTTGGAAGCTTTATCACCGATCCCGGGGTGCCTGGGGCGATCGAATACCCGGCGGGTTCGGCATATCGTCGTATGTATGGGAGCGTGTCGGCGGGTGTAGCGCGGTTCCACTTGCAAGTGTACACCCGCACCACGGGTGGGGTCGAGACGCTGGCCCGGGATGAGTTCAGCGACAGCTTTTCAAATACGGTCGCGAGTTTGCAGGAGTGGCTGGCGACACCAGCGGGCGGTGGTGTGTTGGCGGCGACCGATCGGCTTGTTCTGAAGGTCTATGCCCAGCGGGTTTCTGGCCCGACGACGATAACGGTTACGTTTTATGCCGAGGGGTCGCTGCACGCCTCGCAGGTTCAGACGACGATTTCGCTGAGCACGTCGGTGCCGATATCGGCTACGCCGCCGTTGACGTTGTCCAGCGGCAATCTGACGATTGATTTGTCGGCATATGCGCCGATTGCCAATGTTCTTATCAACGGCGACTTTCGCGTTAATCAGGTTGGTTATGTTTCTGCGGCAGCATTGGCTGCTGGTGTTTATGGTCACGACCAATGGAAGGCGGGGGCTTCCGGCGGCGACTACTCATTTACTCAACTGGCAAGCAGTACGCAGATCACTATTGCGAGCGGCAAGTCGATCATCCAGCCGATCGAGAACGTCAATGTTTCCGGTGGGTCGTATGTCCTGAGTTGGACCGGCACGGCGCAGGCGCGCGCTGGAGTAAACACTCTGACGCCATCCGGCGCTTACGCAGCTAGTCCGCTGCTAATTACCGGACAGACTGCCGGCACGGCGATGTCGGTCGAGTTCAATACCGGCACACTTGGGACTGTTAAACTTGAAAAAGGATCAACGGCAACGCCATTCGTTATGCGTTCGTTCGATCAGGAGTTGCTGACGTGCCGGCGGTATTACTGGCAAGGCACCGCGCTGCAATTACGGGGGGTTGTATTGTCGGGGGTTGGTCCAGCCGGCATGGCAATGACCCCGCTGGCGTCGTTCCGGGCAGCCCCGACGCTGGCAGTAACCGGATCGATAGCAATTCTCGATGGGGCTGCCGGGACCGGCAACATCACAAGCATTAGCTCAAATTCATCGACCGTCGATGCCATTGCGTTCACCCCAGGCGTCACCGGCAGCACATTCGGCACAGCCGGTCTTCCGGTTGTTGTCAGCACCGGCAGCTCTGGCATCCTGAAAGCAGACGCGAGGCTCTGATGGCCGAATATCAACTCACCGCGACCGACAGCATCATCCGCACCGCAGACGGTGCCGGTATTCCGGCAGACGCGGCCAACCTCGATTACGCCGAGTATCTGGAGTGGGTCGAGGACGGCGGCGTGCCTGATCCGTATGTGCCGCCCGAGCCGGTGCCACCGCAGCCATCGACCGGGCAGACCGTGCTTTATGAACATGAGAACCGCATCCGCACACTTGAGGGACAGCCGCCGCTGTCGCTGGGCGACTTTATTGCCAGCGTGGATGCGCGATAGATGGGGCTCGACTTTCCAGAGTCACCGACCATCGGCCAAAAGTTTCCGGCCTCGCCGATCGCCGGCATCCCTACCTACACATGGGACGGTGAGAAATATCTTGGCACGACATTGGTGTGGTCGGGTTCGCTCAATTACTCGCAGTCCCAGAACAGCGGCTACCTTCTGCTCCTGATGGTGTGACGAATGTCAGACAAACCGCAAACCTTTGCAGATGCCATCGGCATCTGTCTGGCCCTTTGCCAACGAACGCTTGTCGAAGTGCGCGCGATGCAGCGCATTCCTGGGCCGCCGGGTGAAGCCGGGCCGCAGGGGCCACAGGGGCCGCAGGGCGAACCGGGGACACCCGGTGAACGTGGCGAGAAGGGCGAGGCAGGACAGGCCGGCACCGATGCGCGGCAATGGCGGCACCGGCGCACTTATGATCCGCGACAAACTTATGCCGATGGCGATGTGGTCGCGCACGACGGCGGTTCATGGCTGGCGTTGCAGGACGAGCCGGGTGCATTGCCGGGCGAGGGCTGGGCGCAACTGACGGTCCGCGGCCAGCGTGGCAAGCCCGGCGATCGGGGCGAACGCGGGCCACAAGGTTCGGAAGGCCGCGGTATCGCCGACCTGTCGATCAGCGAAAGCGGTGAGATGCTGATCATCGAATTGTCCGACGGCACGCACCGCTCGGTGGGGCTGGTCACACGATGAGCGGCGCCTGGACCTTGACGGTCACCGAGCCGGCCACCGATCTGCAATTGCTTACGCCTGAGGAGTTGCGTGCCGCCGCCGGTCTGCCAGCGGGCGACACCACCCATGACGCCGAGCTGGCGACCTGGGGATTGCAGGCGGCCTCGGCGCTCGCCGGCGCCTGCGGCATCGCCAAGGCCGGCTACGATGTTTCGCTTGCACCGCTGCGCGGCGAGGCGCCGGTGACCTTTAAGGCGGAAACATTGGTACAGGCCTTTCGCGTCGGGCCGGGCTACCCGATCGACAAGCTGCTGCTGGCGCGCTGGCCGGTGCTCGCGGTGGTCTCGGTGACGATCGACGTGACCGAGCTGCTGACCAGCGACTGGGAGGTTGACATTCCGCAGGCATCGCTGCGGCGGGTCAACGGTAACGGGACAATGTGCTGGCCGAGCGGGCGGGTGATCGTTGAATATGAGGCCGGCTACGACGACCCGGTGCCGCAGGATCTCAAGGGATACGCCGCGCGCCTGACCGGGCTCTACTACGCCAGCCATGGCGCCGACCCGATGGAACGCCGCGTTGAAATTCCGGGCGTGATGACGGTCGAGCGTTGGGTCGATACCACCGCCACCGACGTGCTGGTGCCGGAAGATATTCTGGCCGGGCTTGCCCGCGACGGCTATCGCCGGGTGCTGGCATGAGCGCGCTGGCGTCCAGGGCCAAGGTGCATTACCGGAATAGCCTGCATGAGCCGGTGACGATTCGCCGGATCACCGGCACCGGGCCGAGCCGAGTCGATGAGACCTACAGCACCGTCGGACGGGTCTTCGATGGTGAACGCCGGGAACTGACCGGTGGCATCGCGCAGCAGGATCGCACCGCGATCATCTACGCGCAGGCCCTGTTCGATGCGGGTCTCGCTTCCGATGTTGTGATAGGCGATTTTCTGATCGACCAGAACGGGATCGAGCACACTGTGTACGAGGTCAAGGCACGGCGCGTCGAAGGCGAACTGATTGCCTATGAGCTTACCGTGCGGGCCTGATGGCGCTGCAGACGCGAGTTCAGCCGATCGTGCGCGACCTGGAGCTGATCCAGCGGCAAGACCTCGGGGCAAAGGCACAGTCTGCCGTGCTGGCAGCATTTGCCGCCGAGGCGATCGAGGAAGCCAAGCAGCAGAACAAGCGGGTGCTGGGTGTTGTCCCGCCCTATGATGTCTATGTTGACGGGCGCGAGGGTGCGCCGCTTGAAAGCGTCAAGCCTAATGGCGTTATCCGCGCCGAGTTTCAACTGGTCAACGAGGCGCTGACCTGGATCAGCACGCAGTTGCAAATACACTCGCCGGTGCTGACTGGGCGGTTTGCCAAGTCTCACGAATTGTTTGCGGATGGCGTCGATACCGAAAACCCGAACGCCGCACCACCGGCCGAGGAATACGTGTTCCTGAATACGCAGCCATATTCGCGCAAGATCGAGCGCGGGCAATCCCCGCAGGCACCGGACGGCGTCTACCAGGCGGTAGCAACGCTCGCACAGCGAAGGTTCGGCAATGTCGCCAGTATCTCGTTTAGTTATCGGACTGCAATCGGCGGCGACATCGTCGGCGGGCGGGCGGGCGACCGATCCAAGCTGCGCAATCCGGCGATCATAGTGAGGCTGCGCTGACATGCCATCTGCAGTGGTCGAGGCTGCGTTTCAGGCGCGGTATTACGAGAACACGATGAACGATCCGCCGCTGTATCCGGCGATCATGTCCGGCCAACCCGACACGTCGCTCAGCGCGTTCGTGGTCTTGCAGTATCCCGTGGTCAATGGCAGCAAGCCGGTGCTTGGTCGGCACTATTTCGAGGAAGGCGCCGCGCGCTTTGTGCTCAACGTACATCGTCGCATCGAGATGGACGCGGCGCTCGGCCTGGCCGATGACCTGGCCGCCATCTTCCGCGACCGCAAGTTTTACGACATCGAGACGTTCACCCCGTCGCCGCCGATCGTCAACGACGTGAGCAACGACGGCAACTGGTTCAGCCTCTCGGTCATCGTGCCTTACCGTTACCAGTTCAACGACTGACCTGAAACTTAACCCCCAACCAAGGCGACAACCCGCCGGGCGCCCCCCGGCTGGTTTCCTCTTTTCCCCGCTGCAGGGGCGGCAGCTTCGGGCGCGTCGCAAGACGGCTCATCCTTAACCACAGGAGATGCGCCATCATGGGCGACATCCAAACCACGTCTGGCTCAAAATTCTGGATCAGTGAAGACGCCGCGCTGCCGGCAACCGATACCCTTGCCGAATATGAGGCTTTAACCTGGGTCGAGATCGGCATGATCGAAGACCTCGGCGAGGTCGGCGATGTCTCGACCGAAGTTAGCGGAGCGTCGATCGGCGATGGTCGCATCCGCAAGGCCAAGGGTGCGCGCAACGCCGGCACCATGGCGGTGATCTGCTTCCACGACCCGTTTGATCTTGGGCAACTGAAGCTCATCGAAGCCGAGGGGACCAACGACAACTATGCCTTCAAGATCGAACTGGCGGATGGCCCGCCGACCCCCGGCACCAATACGTTCCAGTATTTCCGCGGGCTGGTGATGTCGAAGGGGCTGCGCCTGGGCACCAACGACAACATCATGCGCCGGGTGTTCAACATCGGCGTTAATACGGAGATCACGGAAGAGCCGGCCGACGATGGCGTGGTGCTTGCCGCACGCGGCGAAGGCACGAGGGAAGAAAAGAAAGACGCGACCGCACGCTGAGCGCGCATCGCGAACACGAACGGCCTGGACGGCAGTGCTGTCGTCCAGGCACAAAGGAGGCTGCATGAAACTAAGCGACCACAAGATCGATCTGAAGAAGCGCGACGAAGGCGCCTGGGTTACGGACATTCCGGATTTCATGGATCTGGCGCTCAAGGTCC